CGATCCGTTTTTCGGCGAGGAAGCCGACCTGTCCTGCCGCACGGTAGCGATCCGCACCGCGGCTAAGGAACACGTGTGCTTCAGCCTAGACGGTAAGCAAGACCACGCAATCACTAAGGGGCAGCGGTACCGATATGAGCGAGCCCTGGTCGACCGCAGCTTTTGGGGTGAATACCGAATCTGCCTCGACTGCATCGATAAGCACATCGAGGAATTTTCGTGAAATTTCACGCTTATTCCTGAGGCGAGAAAAGAGCATGACAGCTATCGACACGACAGCAGGGGCAACGAAGGGCGCAAAGAAGCGAGGCAGGCCACCGACCGGAAAAGCGCTGAGCGGATCCGATCGGCAGGCCCGCCGCTTCGCAAAACTCGCTGCCGAGGGCAAAGCCATATTGCCCCAGGCGGTGGTCTCACTTGAAGTGCAGCAGGCACTCATGAAGTTCATCCAGTTCAAAGACATGACGCTCGGGGATGCCCTTGAGCGGATCGTCCGCGACAGGCTGCTGAGAAAACGCTCGGGCCGACGCCGCAAGCGGCCGTCCGAAGCCAAGCACAGCCCGCAGTAAATAACAACCACCGGCCGGCATTGATTGCCGTCCAAAACGCTCAGAAACGAAATGCTACGCTACGTCACTATCTCAAAGTTTGCCCTGGAGTCGGGTTATACCGAGGACGCCATTCGGACCAAAATCCGGGACGGAATATGGGGGGAGGATCAAGTATGGAAGAAGGCACCTGACGGCCGGATCTTAATCAATGTAGAGGGTTATCAAGAATGGGTCGAGACGGCCGAGGTGTTAAAGCTGCATCGGAGAGCAGCATCGAAATCTCCTTCATGTATCGCGGCACCAGGTGCAGGGAAAGGATCCCGCTCAAGCCCACGTCCGCTAACCTGAAACGCGCGGAGAACCACCGCTCCGCCATCCTTCACGCGATCGCCACCGACAGCTTCGACTACGCGGCCACCTTCCCCAACTCGACGAACGCCGCGAAATTCGCCACACAAAAAGGCGACGTGGAGTTGCTCGAGAACTACCTGGACAAGTGGCTAGACGCCCAAAAGCAGCACCTCAAAACCAGCGGATACAACGGCTACCGTAAGATCGTCATGGGAAAGCTAATTCCATGGTTCGGGCACCTGCATGTGTCAGCGGTCGGAAAAAAGGATGTGAAGCAGCAACTGGCGAAGGTCAACGCGGCGAATAAGACATTAGCCAACATCCAAAGCGTCCTCAGAAAGGCCCTGCAGGATGCTGTCGACGATGAGCTGATCGAAGTGAATCCGCTTCATGGATGGTGCTATGCCAAAAAAGAAGAGTTGCGAAAAGGCGAGGCGATCGACCCCTTTACGAAGGACGAGCAATCGGTCATTTTGCAGAACCTGGAAGGCCAAGGCCGTAACCTGATTCAGTTCGCATTCTGGACGGGTTTGCGTACGTCGGAGCTGGTCGCGCTCGACTGGGGCGACGTAGACTTCGTCCGCGGCGTCGTCGTCGTATCACGGGCAAAAACACAGACAGCGAAGACGGCGGAGGTGCCGAAGACCGACGCCGGCCGGCGCGAGGTCAAGCTCCTGGCCAGCGCGCTCGAGGCGCTCCAAGCACAGAAGCCGCACACCTGGCTCGCCGGCGCCGAGATATTCCAGAACCCGCAGACAGGGAAACGATGGGCCGGCGACCAGCCGATTCGAAAGACGCTGTGGACGTGGGCCTTGAAGCGCGGCGGAGTTCGCTACCGCTATCCGTACCAGACCCGGCACACCTACGCCAGCATGATGCTGTCAGCAGGCGAGCATCCGATGTGGGTCGCAAAACAGATGGGACATGCGGACTGGACCATGATCGCTCGAACTTACGGGAAGTGGATGCCGGATGCTGACCAGCTCGCAGGCAGCAAAGCTGAACTGGTGTTTGGCCCGAAACAGAAGGCAGTTAAGGACCCTACCACGGGATCTCAGGCCGCCTGAATGTTCAGGACATGCCGCCGAAGCTGATGGAATTCCTTCCGAGACATTCGGTGGTGTTTAGCACCGAGACTTGTCCAAACCTCAAATTTCATTTTCCGCCATCCCCACCAGTCGTTAGCGAGTTGAGTCCACGGTGACTCGGCTCGCTGAATCGGCAGCCTGAACGTCGCCTCTTCACCATGCTGAAGCGTTAAGGGCAGGATGGCAGTGCGCTCATCCACGTAGCACTCCATCCGGCCACTCCAGCCTCTTCTCGACCCAAACCAGCAATCCAGCGACACCATCCGAACCCGAACCGGAAGGACACCGCTGTTCACAACAGTCAAAGTCAATTCGGTCGAGACTGCGTCCCTCGCACTGCGCGGTACAGGGCCGACTGTAAGACTCGTCCTCCACCCAGGAAAAGAGCGTAAGCGCGGCGTTTCGCTTCGGCGGGCCAACCACAACGATACCCCTACAGACGCTGCTGTCGCGACAGCAGAAATAATCTGCGCTGCATCCACCCAAAAACCGTCCGGCATGCCACCTCCTTTTTGGCAACATTTTACGGCATGCCTAGAGCTAAGCGAGCATTTGCAGGAAAGGGAAATGACAGCCTCCAGACAACGTATCTCTTAAAACCCGCATGGATGCTCAGATGTCGCGGGTTCGATTCCCGCCGCCTCCACCAACAAATCCTTAAAAAACAGCCACTTAGAAATAAGTGGCTGTCTTTTTATGGGGCTGGATGGGGCTGTTTTGGCTTCGGAATGACAGCAAAATGACAGCCTCTGGCAACTGCCTTACTTCGCACCGAAGGAGGCCGGGATAGGTGGGACCTCGACCACTTTGCCCTCCTTCATCGTGATCGACATGGACTCCGCCCCACCAAAGGACGTCCCAAGACTCCAGACCCACCGCTGCCCCTCTGGGCGAGACGCCACCATGTACGGCCGCCCCATCAGAGCAACGACTTGGGCCTCGGTCATACCGACCTGAACCTGCCGGGCCTTGTTCCAGTTGATAGGCGTTCCCACTGCACAAGCTGAGAGAACGAGCGCGGCCAGGGACATCAAGACAAGCTTTTTCATTACCGATCCATTTCGTTATCAAAATGGAATAATACTCCAAGGTAAATTTGCTTGTTCGTGATTCTGCATTGGCTGACCTCAAGTGCGCTTGGCGGGCCGGCTGCATCATCCACGCATGGAACTCCGCCGCGATCGTATGACTGCTCACCTCATAGAAGCCGCCCTCGCCATTCGGCTAACGCGCGGCACGCGTGCGGCCGCGAAGTCGTTGATCGACCGAGGCGTCCGGTTTGAGGATATCTATCGCGTGCTGTATTGCCCGGAGCAGCGGCGCCGGCCAGTAGTTGGTCCTCTTGATGCGCTCGGGACAAGTCGTTGACGTTCGATAAGTTGCAGTAAACATAAGAGTTTCACAATAGCCTCACCACATAAAGGAGGCTATATGGCAACCGACGTATATATGCAGATCGACGGCATCAAGGGTGAGTCAGCGGACGCGGGACACAAGGACTGGATCGAGGTGTCGCATGTCGCCTGGAGCGTTCACCAGCCCAGGGCCTCGACGGCATCGACGGCCGGCGGCCTCACTGCTGGCAGAGCGTCGCTGTCCGACGTCTCGTTCAAGAAGCTAGCCGATGTTGCATCGCCCGTGCTGCAGCAGCACTGCGCGATGGGCAAGACGATCCCAAAGGCAAAGTTCGAATTCATGCGTGCCGACGGCGACGGCAAGGCGATCTGCTACTTCACCGTCGAGCTGGAGAACGTCATGATTGGCGGGGTCAACCCGACCAGCGGAGAGAGTGGACTCCTCACGGAGCAAGTCTTCTTGGCCTATTCTAAGATGAAGTGGAAGTACACCAAGCAAAGCATCCGCGGCGGCACCGAAGGCAACAGCTCCGGTGGTTGGGACTGTGCCGCAAACAAGTGCGTCTGAGGTAAGCAGCTATGGGCGCCCTGGACGACCTCCCTACCCGTAACGTGATCTACCAAGGCACGTTCCAAGGTCTGCACTTCGAAGACCTGGCCGACAAATACGACAAGCTCAGGATGGAAGGCGCCGGGCAGTTCCTTGGTCGCAATCATGAGTGCGTGGCACTTCCGCAGTTCCTGACGGACGTGGGCTATACGGGGCGGTGGCGCCCGGGCCCGCGCGTAATCGACCTTGAATTTCTTCTTCCTGGGACCGTGATCGCGAACTTCAAGGAGATCGGCGGCCGCCCCACGTTCCCGAATCAGCACGGCTGGCACGTCGGCCTGTTTGGTAAATTCTGGCGTGGGGCAATGATGGTGAACGGACTGCCATGCTTGTTCTCGATGTTCGATCAATTCCCGGGGAAGCCGGCTTCCATGCGAGGCGTAGCAACCCTGACGCCAGAGTGGAAGAAGGCCCACCCCGACAAGGGAACCCCAGCGAACGACGCTTCCGAATACTTCGTCGTGGCGGTGCCATGAACAGGATCATCTTCACAACATTGGTGTTGGTCTGTGCCACCGCCAATGCCCAGGTCTACAAATGTCCAGCCAAGGACGCCGGCAGCGCACTGACCAATGCCGAGATACGCATCGGGCCGCGGAACGGCGCCCATGCGCTGCACGGCGACGTCGACCAGGTCAACGGAGGAGCGAACATACACTTCGGCCTTCCAGACGAAGTGCCGGGGTGGCTGGTGTGTCAGTATGGCGGTCGCCGACCTGAAGCGTGGATCCAGCTCGCCCCAATGACTACTGCCTGCGACTTGGTGATCAGGGGAATGGGACGCCAAGATACCGATCAGCAAGCCTTGTTGGCCGTGGCAACCTGCAAAAAAAAGGAGCCTCCCCCACCAGACCTGGTGTAAGGAGGCTCCTCATGCCGCCGCTGTGCAGACGTCTGCGCAGTGGCGGTACTAGAACTGCTCTGCCAACGCGACTTCCGGGCTGGAGCTTTCGGTCAAGTCTTCGATCACCTCAAGCGGCGCGAGCGCCTCGGGGACCAGCCTGCCGTTGTCCGCACTCATGACCTTCACCATCCTGGTTCGGGTGTGCGTCGTCGCGTCCTGAACCGTCTTGGTTGTCGTAATCGCGAAGAACTCCATCATCACGGCACCGCCTTGGTTTCGGACTCGACCTGTGCCGCTGCAGGTGCGTAATGGCTGGACCCGCCGATGCGCACCCCGACCCACATTACCCATCGCCGCCACGCCGGCACGCCGCTAACTTCGGACGCTTCCCGCAGCACCGCGTCAGCCACCTTGCGCGACACCTTTCGCTCGCTGTACAGGTAGTCGTGCACGACGGCAGCAGCCCTCGCGGTATCGCCCGTGAGCAGGTACACCACGGGTAAGCGCGGCACCGATGCCAAGTCGGTTTCGAAACCTTCAGGCACCGTGAACGTCTGCTTGGCCACGTCCGACTGATAGACGAGAGGCTTGCACAGGATCCAGCGGCCGTCGTCTTGATCGCTCGCGGCTTCAAGCGCACATCGGGTGAGGAACTGGCTCATGCCATCACCGCGAGGAAGCTGTCCGTGATGCTGCAGCGCTCAGCTAGGCCAGTGTCGCCCCCGTTCACGACGCGCGAGATTGCGGCAATCTTGCCGGCGTCCGCCAGCGGGTTCAGACTGCACCCGGTACGGTTGCCCTCATGCCAGAACCAGGCCGCGGCGAGACAGCCGACATCTGGCCGCGAGAGCAGATCGGGCGATGTCACCAGGTCGTAGCCGATAGCGGCACCACACCGTCGATAGTTGTCCTTGCCGGTGAGCTGGATCGGGCCACGCCCGCGATAGCGGTAGCCATCGCCCGAGTGAATCGGCCCGTTGCCGAGTCGGCTGCCATACGCGATATTGGCGATCATCTCCTGGTCGGCCTTTTGCACGCCAGGAATGTAGCCGAAGCGATCGGCCTGCTGACGGGTAAACCGGCCCTTGAATCCGTCCACGGTCATCAGTGCGTCCGGTCGGTAGTTCAAGTTTTCGATCATCCGGCTCAGGCCTTCAGACTCGTGCAGCAGCTGGCCGACGAACGCCGCCTGGCGCTTCGGCGTATTGATGCTGAAGCGCGCCATCGCATTGTTCAGCGGATCAATAAAGAGCGCGGCCGTGCTTGGCCGTACGTGGCCGATGGCTATCAGCTGATCGAGCCTCACAGCGCACCTCGCACATCACGCACAGCCTCTGCCGCGTCCTGGACGATCTCGGCGATGTCCTTCCCTCGGCGCTTGTCCAGCCAACGGACGACGCCACCAACGAGCCACCAGGCCGGCAGGCCAGCAATCACCAGAAACGGCGAAGCGACAAAGAGGAAACCCATCTCGCGGCCAGTTCCCGACAGCGCTGCCACTTCGCCGGCTGACGCAAACAGACTCGGCCACCAGGAGTGCACCACGATCACCAGCAGCGGACCAGCGATCGCGGAGGTCATGATCGTGCACGCCAGTCGGATGAACGCTTCCTTGAGCGTGCGCGGCCACATGATGAGAAAGCCCAGCGCGGCAGCTGCGGCGCCGGCCAGCACAGGTACTCCGAAAATCTTGATGAGGGCGCCGCCGGCGGCTGTGGTTTCGAGGGACATGGGTTCTTTCATCTTTAGTGGATACGTCTGCACATTTGATTTCGGTGTGGACAGTTGTTGAGTTGAACAGCGTTCCAACGTTAACAACCGCCCTGTCCCATTTCTAGGGGGAAATGGGACTCTTCAATCGGATGTGCAGAATTCCCACGTCACATGCTTTCCCACTCCATCGACGTCGCGTGCTGGGCAAAATTCGGCCGGCGCATTGCTGCGGTCTGCACCAGGGCGCCATACATCTGATGGTCCCGCTCGCGCTCTGGTGATGCGTCGCCCGGGTAAAGGCTGACGATGATGGGTACCTCGAGGCCGTTGGCGACCAACATGTCCCATATGAACGAGCGGTCACGCTCCGTCATGCTCTCCAGTTCGATCGCCAACTTCGAGCTCTTGGTGCCGGGCACGAAACGGCGATCGCCTGCGTCCGTGCGGAACTGGCTGCCGGTGTTCACTGGGGTCAGGCCGGGATCGTACGACGCGTTTTCATCGGGAGTGAACGACTCGCCGACGAACACGCGCGACACCTCCAGGTAGCCCTGCAGGCTGCCGGGATCCTTGAGCCGGATGACCAGGCGCTTGACGCTGGTATTCTCGAACCAGGCGAAGGCGTGGGCGCCGCCGCCCCAGGCGTACGCGCTGGCCGCGCTGACGGGAGTCCAGGGCGCGCGCAGCGGGCGCACTCGAGCTGGGCACGCAGGACGCACGCCGGTGTCGAGCACCTTCGTGACGCCGGCTTTGTCGGAATAGCCGAGCACCTCGATCGTGGTCGACGGCGAGCCGTTGCACCATGGGAAGTGCACGCCCCCAATGCGCTCGGCGACATCCCAGGTCATAACGATCTCGATGTCGGTACCGGTGGCACGGCACACGTTCGATTTCGTATCGTTCTTCATCACCGCCGCCGACATACCGGCAGCCACGGGCGCGGCCGACAGCGCTGCTCGAGCGGCAGCATTGTCGATCATCATTTTCAAATTTGGCATCGAATTATTCTCATTTGTAGCCGCGCGCCCCGGCGGGGGTTGAGGCGTTGTCGCCCAGGCAGCACAGGGTGCGCCCGCGCGCGTGGATAGCGGCGCCCATCGCGATCAGGTAGAGGCCAGTCAGCTGCACGACCGAGTTGTCGGCACAGGTCAGCGTGACAGCACTGACTGGACTGGCAATTCTGCAAGACATCATTCAGGCTTCTTCGGAAATTTCTTCTTCACGGCGTCAACCCGGGCCAGATAGGCGGTCATCTTGCTGGGATCGCCCCGGCTTTGCCAGTACAGGGCATCGGCCAGGTCCTCGACCGGTGGGTATTCCTGCTTGCGCAGCCGCGTCACGTCCTCGGTGTGGATGATCTTCATGGCGCGGTCACGGTAAATTCGGCGTCAAGGTAGGGGAAGGCCTCGACGCCGATGGTGTAGGTGCCGGAATAGGTGAAATCGAGGTCGGCGCTCTGGTCTGCGCAGTCGTAGCGCGTGCCGTTGATCGTGATGACGCAGGGCACTGGCAGCTTCGACAGGCGCGCCCCGGCGAGCTTTGCCGGGTTCACAGGGCGGTCCAGACGCACACCGCCCGCGATATAGTGATAGCGGGGATCTGCCTTGCCGACCCACACGTCCTGCCCCTGCAGCTCGATCATCGCCTCGGGTACGCCGCCGCAAAACAGGATGCGACCGGCGGCGTCATGCTTCACAAAGTCCACAGTCATCGCATTGCTCCAATAAAAAGAACACCCCAGTTGCGCAGGGTGAAGGAGCCGGAGCTCCAGTCGTTAAACACGTACACGTCCAGGGTATAGGTGCCGGCAGCGAGCGAAGTGCTGGCCGAAGCCGAGTGCGAAGTAGTCAGATTGTTCATGGCCGAGTCCGACGACCAGAGCAGGTCAGTGCTGCCGTTCTTGACCACGATGCCGGTGTTGGTGCCGCCGCCAGGCACGGCCGACTGCCAGTTGGCGATGATGGCCAGGCGCGCCGTATCGGCAAAGGTCAGCGTGACCGAACCGATCCAGGTTCGCGCACCGCCCGAGTTGATCAGATCGCCGCCAGTGCCGGTCACGTAGCTTGGCACGGTCACCGCGTTGGCGCCGATTTTCAGAGTATCGACGGCAGCCGTGCCAATCTTTGCGTTGACGATCAGGCCGTCAGCGATCTGCGCCGACTCGGTCAGAAGTTCGTCGGTTGAGAGCTTGGCGGATGTGATTGCGTTGGCCGCCAGCTCGTCGGTCGAGACTGCCCCAGCCTTGATTTTGTCCGACGTGATTGCATCGGTTGCAATCTCGCGCGCCGTAATTGTGGAGGCTCGCAGGCGCTCCGCGTGGAGGTCATAGATGAACGCGCTGTCCATGTATACCCCCGGCGGATACGAGCGGCCGCCGACTTCGGTCGAGGTCGTGCGCACCACGAACGGCACCTGTGATGGAATACCCTCTCCGGCCGGCGCCGCGACGAAGAAGGTGCTCGCGCGCACACCGAAATCGATCGTACTGGTCAGGCCGTCCTCAGTGCCGATAATGCCAAACCCACCCGCTACCCCGTCGACGTCGACGTTGACAGCGTACTTGGCCTGGACCTTTCCGAGGTCCGATACAGCAGCCTCGGCGGTGAGCTTGACGGCAGCGTACTTGGCCACCAGACCGGTTACCGGGTCGCTCACGATCGCCTGCACCTGATCGATCAGTTTGGCGTTAGCCTTGTCGCCTTGTTCGATGCGCTGAGTTACGCTGCCTCCTGTCTCTCCATCGGCAGTGATCAGGTCGATCTTTGCACCGAGATCATCGTGCAGCTGGGACTGGGTGATCTCTCCCTGCAGCAGGGCCAGCAGGTACTCGGCATCGGTGCCCGCGGTGCCGAGCGTCCCGGCGACCGCGTTGAACGGGCCGACAACGTTCGCTTTCGAGATGTAGCGGATCCAGTAGAAGAACGAGCCGCCGGCGCCGATGCCATCGACGTAGGTGCGCGCCAGGCCCGACGTCGAGCCCACGGCAACTGCGGCGGACAGGTCGTTCGTCAGGGCGCGCCAGATCTCGACTGCGCCGATGTTCGGGTTGTTCGTCGGGTCCCAGCTCAGCTCGATGCTGGCCAGTGTGCCGGCCGTGTGCAGGTTCGCGGGTGCGGGTGGCGTCGACGAATCGAAGCCGAGCACTTTGACGATCGACTGCTTGGCCTCGTACTGCTCGCCCTGGTAGGTGACAGTGGCCGTGATCTCGCAGCCGGAGGCCTTCAGGTCGACGCCCACCAGGGTGGCCACGTCGCCGTCGACCGTGAGGGTCGTGCCGGTGTCGGTCGAGAACTCGACCGTACCGCCGCTGAAGCCCACGCGGCTCGCAATGAAGACGATGGCTGCCGGGGAAACGGTCGCATCGAGCGCGACCTCGAAGGCACGTGCGCTGGCACTGAGCGCGAGACGACGGTCGTATGCCTCGCCGAAGCGGGATGGCGCCGCCTGCAGCAGGCGGTCGATGTCGTTCAGGAACGGAATCATTTCAGGAACCTCACGGTAACTTTGCGGGTCCACCAGTCGCGCTTGATCTCGAGTACTTGGGCCTCGACACCAGCGATCATGCCGTCGAGCTCGTGGTAGACGATCAGGCGTGCGCCCTTCGCGAGCAACAGCAGCTCCGGGACGCCCTCGAATTCATAGATGTCGCGGCCTGGCCCCCACAGCACAATCTCGCGATCGGCTTCGCCGCCGGCGTCGTCGCCATCGAGCAGCATGGTCGCTCGCATCGTCGCGTCGCCTGGCAGCTTGTAGTCGCGCATCACGTCCGGATTCGTCCGGGTCACGGTCAGTGGCCATTCCTTTTCGAACAGCGCCTTGTGCTCAGCTGGCAAATTGCTCTGCAGGTCCGGCTGGGGCGTCCAGTTCTTGCAATAGCCCAGCTTGACGGCCGCCACCGGATCGATGTGCTCGACATGCTTCAGGGTACCGTCGACCATGTGCTCGGCACGGATCTCGGTCGCGGGCCCGGCCGCCGGCAGCGCGATCTGGATCAGCTGCAGCTTTCCGTTCAGCGACGGCGCGAGCTGGGCGCCCACGCTGCTGGCGAGCATGGCGCAGGCGGCGATGACGTTCAGGCTTTCTCGCACGTGTAGCCCGACTGGCTGCTGGTGCGCGGCGTCGAACGCCGCGAAGTTGGCAGCGTCGATGTTGGCCAGGGAATAGCGATCGGCATACTTGCCGTAGCCCGTGATGAAGCGCTGCACCAGGGTCGCGATCGTCTTGCGGAAGACGCCGCCGAACTTGTCGCCCTGTACCGTCGCGGTGATCGTCGCGCTCCCGTTGTTCACGGAAAGCTTCGCCTTGCCGGTGCTGTCGGAAGCGAGGACTTCCTCGGTGATCGGCAGGCCATTCGCGCGGGTCTCCGGGATGCCCTCGATCGGTCCGTCGTGCCACTGCCGCTCGAGCGCGTTGGCGTCGCTCCACTCGCCCGAGGCATTGAACGCTTCGCCAAAAGTCAGAGGGATGAGCCGGTCGGCGTTCGGTCCGGTACCGCCGAACTTGCGTTCGCTGAGCGGATAGTCCAGCCCCGCCATCATGTCGCGCAGGCGCAGGGCGAACTTGCCCCTGCCCTTGCGCACCAGGCCTGCGGCGTGGCCGACGAGAATGTCGCGATAGTCGGCGCGCGACCAGGTCTGGTCCCCCACTACGGCCGTCAGCTCGTCCGCCCAGATATAGCTGGCGTAGGCCTCGTTCACGCCGTTCGTGTTGTCGATCTCGATGTCGCCGGCCGAGAGCGATGCGGCCGACGTCAGGGATAGCGCTTCCGTGAGCGGGATGCTGACCGAGATGACCGGCGCATAGAACACCGGGTTATTGGTCCCCTCGGTCGTGTAGCCGTTGGTCGACCAGCAGAACTTGGTGCGCACGCCGTTCACGAGCGCCCAGGTCTCGACCAGGATGTTCGTGATCGCATCGTTGCTCTTGAGCCAGGCGGCGAAGTCCGCGTCCGTGATCGTGCGCGCGGCCGGCTGCTGCTCGGCTACTGTCGGGGCGTCGAGGACCAGGCTACCATCGGGCCTACGGGTGGTGTCGAAGACGAGCGCGGTCATGGACCCACCAGGATCGGAGCGGCCAGGGCCGTAGTTCCGTCCTCATCGGACAGGACCAGAAAGTACCAGCCGGACGGAACGGTCGCGGCCGGCACCGCGATCTTTACGTCAGCCGAGCCGGGCGTCATCGTGTACTTGCCCTTCGCAACGGGCGCTTCGAACTGCGCCGGCGACAGCTGCGAGAACAGCGCCCAGCACAGGGTGGCCAGATTCGCCTGCGGCACGCCATCGTGGGTGGCCAGCGTGCAGCGAATGTAGTTGGTACCGGTTTCGCCGCCTGGTGGCGTCTCGGATGCTGCTGCCACGTCGCCGCCGAGCGGCTCACTGCCTACAGGATAAAAGCCCAGCATGTCAGCCTCCGGTCACGGTGATTGCCGCGCACGGCTGCATCGGCGAGCCGAGCGGGTTGTCGTTGTTCTTGATAATGGCCGAGTAGTACAGGGCATTGTCGCGCAGGACGGCTGCCGCCGAAAAACCGCTTTTTACGTTGTTCGGGTCGACCGTGTAGGGCGAGTTCTGCATCGCATACGAGAGCGTGCAGGCGCCCGTCGGTGCGCTCGCCAGGGTCAGCTGCACGGTCGTCGGGCTGGTGATCTGCGTGGCCGTGATCGCCACTTCGCCGCCCGCGCCATCCTTGAAGATGAAGCCGCCCAGCGCTGTGCCGGTGCCGCCGGCGCCGTCCTGCAAGGCAGTGCCGCCGGTATGCTGCACATTGACGGTGACGATGTTGCCACTGCGTGAGGCGCTGACCATCTTCGGGCCGGCCGATGTCGTCCCGAACCCGAGTGCCGCATTGATCGACTTGGCGTAACGGCGGCCGAGCGTGTTGAAGCCCTCTCCGGTGATGTGGATGTTGTCGGCCGCGCTGGTCAGATCCATGTCGTGCACGCCGCCGACATAGAACGCGCCTGGCGTGCTGTACGCCCAGTCGCGTTGCGCGATGCGCATCTTCCCAAAGCTTTGCGGGTCGGTACCGGCGTAGCCAAGGTTGCCGGTCACGCCGGTGCTGGTCGGCCCCAGCGAAATGACGCCGAACTTGAAGTTGGTCGCGTTGCGCCCGGTGAGCGTGTGGAACTGCGCCTGAATGTCGGCCAGGTGTCCCTGATAAGTCGCCCCCGACATGGCGATGGCGTTGTTCTCGCCTTGCAGCCAGATCGCTATTTCGCAGTCACCGCCGATCGAATTGAGTGCTGCGGAGAAGTCAGTCCAGCCCTTCTGCCCGGTCTTCCAGTAGGTCTCGATCGAGGTGCCGCCCACCGCTAGGTTGATGACGAAAACCGGCAGGCCAGTCGTTTCGGCCACAAGGTTGGCGACGTACACATAACCGTCCGAGTTGGTGCCTCCGCCCGCCGTGGAATTCAGGTAGTCGGTGTAGCCGGTCGGCGTGAACGTGGCATTGCGGATCAGGGTGTTCGGCGGATAAACGTCCGCGCCGCTGGCGTTCTTTTTGCTGATGTTGCCGAGGCGGCGCAGCACGCCGGCAGCGCTGTATTCGTAGGCGTTCGGGTCGCCAAGCGGGTAGAAATTGCCCGACGTCTTGAAGTTCGCCATGTTCGACTGGCCCAGCTCGGCAATACCGATGCCCACGCCGAACGAGTTGGTTTCGGTGGCAATTGCGGTGCTAGAGTTGGCGATGCGCACCTGGCGCCGATACCATTTCCCCTGCGGAGCGACGAAGGTGCCGGCATAGGTGCCGTCAGCCGCCACCGTGCCGACAACGGCCCAGTTACCGATGGCGATGCCGGTTGTTTCATCGACAGCGCGCGCCTCGATGGTGGTGCCGGCCGGCGCCGTACAGGTGCCGGACACCGCAACTGCCTTGCTCACGCCGACGCGCTGATAAATCCAGCGCGCCTGACGCTCGGCGGCGACCGTGACCGTGCCATCTGCCGACGGACCGGGATCAGCAGGCGCCGCCGGGATAGAAGCGATCATGGCCAGCACTCCGTTGCGCAGGCGCAGCCTGCCGTTTGAAAAGCGCGCCCCCATCAGGTCACCGTGATATTGATCGTGCCGACGCACTGCGCCACGCCGCCATCCGGCCTGATCCACAGCGACCTTGAGTATGTGCCAGGCGAATTTGGAATCCAGCACCACGAGTTGTCAGAGAATGCCCCTGGCTTGGTCATCGGGATCAGGCCATTGATACCATTCGTCCCTGAGTAGGTCGTGTTTTGCGCAACCGTAACCTCTGCTGGTGGCACAGTTGACGAATCGCCCCATCCAGAGAGCGTCGTCGCCGTGGCAGGGGTCGGCGTAATGGTCCAATACTGAGATGCGCACAGCTTGACGTAGGTATAACCTTTTCGGTCTGCTAGATTTGCGTTTGCCTCCGTGCCGCTAGTTGTCGTGCTATAGGACGACTTGACCGCATTGGCTGGAGAGCCATAGCCTGTGATGGTGTAGGCAGTCATCGCCACCGCTGCGATCGTGACAGTGGCTGTTCCAGACTTGCTTGCATCGGCCGCGCTGGTGGCTGTGATGGTAATGGTCTGCGATGAACCAGTTGCGGAAGGGGCCGTGAACAAGCCGCTGCTGTTGATAGTGCCCGCGTTTGCCGTCCACGTAACCGACTGGGAAGGCGAGTTGGTGCCAGCAACGGTGGCGCTGAACTGCTGAGTGCCGCTGCCAGCCACGGTCGCCGTCGATGGGCTAACGGTGACGCCGGAAACCGTTGGGGCCGGAGTTCCAGTAGCGGCCACGGTAACGGTCGCAGTGCCGGTCTTGGTCGTGTCCACGGTGCTGCGCGCGGTGATGGTAATCGTTTGCGCCGATGCGGTCGCAGCAGGTGCGGTGAACACGCCGCCTGCCGTGATGCTCCCCGCGCTGGCCGTCCAGGTGACAGTCTGCGCGGGCGAATTGGTGCCGGTGACAGTTGCCGTGAAGGTCTGCGTTGCGCCGCCCGTGACGCTTGGCGCCGATGGGGATACGGTGACGGTCGTGACGGTGGCGGGTGCGGGTGCGGTGCCGCCAAAAATTGCGCGCAGGGCCGCGACAGTCGCCTTGAGCGACGATCCGGTTGCCGGATCGAATAGCTCCATCACGTAGGTATCAGGAATCGACGGCGCTGTCGCCAAGTCGCCGATGGTCTCCCCGTTCAGGAGGTCCGCATCGACGGCCACATACAGCTCCTTCGTCCCGGCAGTAAACGGAACCAGGGCGCCGCCATTCGAGCTATCGGTCACGTTGCCGCGCTCGATCGTCGTGGCCGATACCTTGCCGCTGCCGAACTCATACTGCGTGCCCATGCGGCAGCAGTAACGCGCCACCTCGCCGATCGCATACGCCGGCGTGAAGGCCCGGAAGCCGTCTACTGCGCCGCCCCGGACAAACGGTCCAGTGCCAGTTGTGGTCGTTGTTTCTTTTACGAGATTCTTAAATGACATCGTCTGCCTTTACTGGTTTTACATGCCCCGTGGGGCTACTCTGGTTGGATTGTTCACGCGGTAGGTTGCCTGCTCAATCGCCTCCCCTACTTCTTTCGACACCGTCTCGCCCACGCCTTCGGTCGCGTCGACGATGTCGTCCGCATTACGCTTCGCGTCCGCGCGCAGCAGCTTCATTTCGGCCAGTAGCGCTGCATTGATCTCGCGCTGCGCCGCGGCCTCTGTGCGCAGCGCCTTCACCTCGGCGGCCAGCACGTCGGCGGAGGCGCTCGAGCTGGCGGCGTACCGCTGCATATCGAACGACGACGCCGCGGCGATCGGAGCAGGTACGCCCTGATTGAGGATGGCCTGCTCGATCGCGGCCGCGGTGCCGTTGAGCTGGGTGATACCGGCCGTCTGCTTGTCGAGCGCCGACAGCTGCCGCTGGGCGTCGGTCAGCTGCGCCCCGGCGAAGGAGGCCAGGCGATCCATGTCGCTCATCACCTTCGACTTGTCGCCAATGAACGCGGCGCTGGAGGCGTTGATCACCTGGCTGGCGGTCAGGAAGGTGGTCGCGGCGGTCTGGGCGGCCGACGCAGCTGCCGAGTCGGTCGGGTCGGCCATGGCCTTGTTGACGGCAGTGTTGTACTGGCGTTGCGTCTCCAGGTACTTTTGCATCGGCGTCAGGGTCGACAAGCTCCCCAGCACCAGGGAATCGAGATACGCCATCGTGCTGGTCTTGGTCGCGGTCAGGCTGTCGACCATCCCCTGGAGCCCGTCCGACGCACCGTCGGTCGCCGACTTCAGCTCGCGCTGCAGGGTGATCTGATCGAACAGCGCCTGGTTCGTCGGATCGATCGCGAGCCGCTCCTTGGCGCGCTTCTGGGCGTCCGTCAGCGTCAAGTCGTCCCATTCGGCCAGCAGGTCGGCACGCTCGTCTGCCGCGGCGCTGGTGACGTCCTTGAATGCCTGCTGCACGTCCATCAGCATGGCGTAGGTTTTCGCGCCTGCTTCGGTCGAGGTGTCCAGGCCGACCACGAAGTCGCGGAACATCTTCTGCGCATCGGCGCCTTCGGTGCTGAGACCGACCGACGCCAGGACCGGAGAAAGGCGCGCCTTCGTCATCGCCATTTGCTCGGCGTCCGAGTAGAAATTGCTCATGAACGAAGAAGCGCTGTCGGCGAATTTTTCCATGCCGCCGGCGGCCTGCACGAGCGCCTCTTTCGCTTCGAACGACATGCTCGCGGCCTTTCCCATTCCGGCAAACACGCTGTCGACAGCCTGCACGTCGGCCGCCACGCGAACGAGCGTTTCGCCCAAGCCTTCGCCCATCTCCTGGAATTTCTCGATACCGGGAAAGATCTTCATCGCCACGCGGTCCATCGTGACACCGACACCAGCGTTCAGCGCATCGGTCAGGTCGTCGCCGGTCAGGCCACGCAGGCTGACTGCGAAGTCAATGCCCATGCTGTTGATCGCGGAATTCAATGTCGCACTGTCGTAGCCGAGCTTCGCACCGGCGTCGACCATCAGGTCGCCCATGTTGTCGAAAATCTGGGTGAACGGCTTCATTGCCTCGGCGCTGAGTTCCTTGTAGTTCGTGTCGGTACGCTCCCAACCGGAGTGGAACATGCCGCCGTCGCTGGTGGTGAACACGTCCTCGTACTGACGGCCAGAACCGGCGCCCCTGCGCAGATCACCGAACGAACCCGAAAACTTGACGCCGCTGTCTGTGATGTCCTTCGTGTGCGACGCGCCGAAAAACGATTCGTCGCTCGATGCATGCGTGCCAAAAGCGCTGCCGCCGGTGATGCCCGTCGTCTGCAGGATCCCCTTCGCGGCGCCGCCAAGCGCCGTCTCGATGTTGCGCAGCGCGGTAAGCATCGAGTTCTGATAGCCGAGGCCTAGCTCGGCGTACTTTTCCATGATCTCGAGCGAGTGCGCCATCGACTCAGACTTGGCAGTCGGGTCGCCCAGCACCGTGCCAGTGCCCTGGACTTTCTGGCGCTCCTCCGCGGAGTTCACGTTGACGGAGCTGGCGCTCCCGACGCTGCCCATCATGGCCGCGCCGGCCGCCACGACGGCGGCAAGCGTTGCGGCGCCGGCAGCAAGGTTCCAGGGGAACGGCAGCGACGCGATGGCCTTGACCACCGCCGTGATGCCCCAAGCGCTTGCCTGTGTGCCGGCCATTGTCACGGATGCAGCTGTAGTCGCCCCCTCGACAGCCGTTTCGGTAGCCTTGGAGGCGACGAAGAGGCCTGTAAACGCCGCGAGCAGTCCGCTCTTCTCCATCATGCTCTTGACCGACATGGCCATCTCGTAGGCACGGAACGCCTTCTCGGCGCCTTCCATCACCTTGTAGCCCGTCGTGGATTCCTTGAAAAATCCTTTTGCCGCCTTTGCCATGTCGCCGTACTGGCGGACCTGCGCGACCGCTGCCGCGTCCGACGCTTTCATCTCGGCCGCTTTGAGCTTGACGGGGTCGCTCTTGGCGTCACGCTTATCGGCCGCCAGCTGGGCCGCGATCGCTGCCTGTGTGCGACCGTATCCGCTCAGCGCGGTAGTCAAGTCACCGATTGCCGAGCCAACCCTGCCGAACGATTCAGCCATGCCGGCAGCGGCCGACCTGGTCACCTCGTCCAAGGCCGTCATGATGTCGAGCAGCTCTTTCGCTTTCGCGACGTCCGATCCCTGCTCAAGCTTGTCGGCCTCCGCCTGCTTTGTGTCGCCCGCCCGCTTTGCGGCAGCGAGGTCGCGCAGGGCTTTGGCCTGTTCGCGATACTTTGCTGCAAGTGCACTGCCTGGCTCGATCGCCTCCAGTGCCGCGGCGGTTTCGTCCTTCTGGGCGGCGAGATTCTCGACTCGAGCAACCTGCAGTGCAGCCAGCGCGACCGCCCCGAGGCCGATCATCTCGTTGGCGCGCTCCTGGTCCCGGACCTGCTCGTTGATCCCCTGCAGCTCGGCAGTCGCGGACGCGATTCCTTTGTTGTATTCAGCCAAGCTTTTGGCCGCGTCGTCCATCTCCTTTTTCGCACCTGGCTGCTTCGCGATCAACTGGGTGACCAGGTCGATGTATTGCTCGAGGCTGATGCTGCCCTTGCGGTGCATGCCGTCCAGGCGCGACAAGTCGTCCATATACGTGGCAGTCACGCCCGACAGCTCGGCCAGGATCTTCGCCTGCTCTCCCTGCTCCTTGGCGGCGGCAGCGGCCTGCTTCCGCGCCTCTGCGGCGCTGACGCCGACAACGGTCGTAGCCCCGACGACTTTCGCCATCGCGGCTACCGTCGAGTCTCCGGAGGTACTCCAAGCGTCCGAGATCGCTTTGGCGGTACTCGACCAGTCGGCGCCGATATCCTTTGCCCACTCTCGCCCGATCTGCGCGGCCAACTTGAAGTCGCCGCTGAGCATCGCTACGAGCTGGGCGCCGGCGGCGCCGAGCGTCTTCCCGGCCGTTGAGAAAACCTCGACGATGCCGACCCCGACCGTGTACAGAATCCTCAATACGTTGGCGAGGAACTCGGCTGTTTTCTTCAGCCGGTCGCCTTGCGTCATTGTGGTCAGGAAGGAGCCAGCAAGCGACGTGAGCGTTGGCAGCAGCTCGGCAGCAATGCCTCGAGCGACGCCCTGGCCGCCCAGCTTCAACAGGTCAAGCGTGTCGTTGAATGCGCCGGCCTGCTCGACAGTCTCATCGCTGAGAGTGAGACCGAGCTTCGCGGCCCACTCGTCCATTTCGCGCATGCCGTTAGATCCCTCATTGAGCATCGGGATCATGTCGGCGCCGGTCTTACCAAAGATCGTCATGGCGAGCGCCGTCTTGGCGGCGCCATCTTCCATGTGCGAGAAACGGTCGGCGATCTCGTACATCACCTGCTTGTTGCTCTTGAACGAGCCGTCCAGGTTCTTCGCGCTGATCCCGAGTTTTTCCAGGCCCTCGTTGCCGTCGACCATCGCCTTCGACAACTTTGCCTGCGTGGTGGCGAGGGCCTCGGCTTCCATGCCGCCCTTCTGATACGCCAGCTCCAGGCCGGCGAGGTCTTTGATGGCGATGCCGGTTTTCTGGGAAAGGTCGCTGGCCGCATCCGTAGCGTCGATCGCGCCCTTGATCCAGCCTGCGAACGCAGCCACCGACAGCGAAACCCCGATGGCGCCGAGCATGCCACTCAGCTTTCCGCCGACACTTGATACCGCCTCGAGCGCGTTGGTGGCCTGAGCACGGAACCGCTGAAACTCGCGCAGCGCCTGGGCAATCTCGGCAGTGATAACAACTCTGGATGTGGTCATTTTTTCTTTTCTCTCCACGCCTTCAAGGTGGCGCGCTCCATCACCTGAACATCCGAAAACAAACGGGGCCAGTCCTTTTGCTTAATCTGCCAAGCGCGGCGGACTACTTCCACGCCCGGGTAGTTAAGGCCGACAACTCCACCTGGGCCGGCAACCCACTGGCTCGATACAGCATTGAAAAACGCCCAGGACAGCAAGTTTTCGGGCCACAGGTAGACCGGCCATACCTGCTCTTCTTCGTAGACGGGAACGAGGCCGAACGCGGCGGCAGCCTCGTCGACCGTTGTCGCTGCAGTCGCCTCCTGCGATTCGTCAACGATCAGACCAAGGGCCGCGCAGCGCGCGACCTCTTCTAGTTTTTTGCCTGGGCAGCAGCATCCTTGCCGTATGCGACGAAACAGACCATCGCCAGACCACTGATGTCGAGCAGTGCATCGAGCGCATCGGCCTCGAATTCCGCCGGCTTGTTGTCTTCGTCGAGCACCAAGCGCTGGTCTTCCCAGCCGGTGGTCACTTCCTTCATGAACGCCTTGACGTTGAAGTTGCCTTCAAGCTGGTCCTTCATCTCTTCGGCGCCACGGCGTTCGCAGATCAGCTTGAATTTATGCGTAACGGGCTTACCGCCTTCGTCGGCGATGGTCGCCTTGACCGACACAGCCACGGTGTTGCTGACTGCAATCTTGAATTTTTTTGCCATGATTTTTCCTGTGGATTTATCGGGGCACGAAGCCCCGGGGTGATTACGCGAAGCTGGTGAAGATGCGGATCTCGTCGTTACCGAGCTTCGGCTTCATGCCAAGCTTGTAGCCGATCATTCGCTCGCCGTTCAGCTCTTCCTTGGTCGGTTCCTTCATCTGCACGGCCGGCGCAAAAACGCCCACCTTGTCATTAGCGACGGTGCCGTGAATGAGGCCGATCGAGGTGAGAGCAGCGGCTTTGATCGAGTTCAGGAACGCGACCTCTTGCGCCGCAGTCACCTGCAGCTTCACCGCGCCGGTGACGTCACGCTCGGAAATGCCGATGGACTCGCCACCGAGAAGCTTCTGGAACTGGGCCTTGATACCCAGGTCGATCGTCAGGCCATCGCTCGGGTACTTGGTGCCGCCGACCAACGCGGGAGCGGTCGTCGTAGCGTGGGTAGCGCCGAACGTCAGTTGTCCCGAGTTCGCATCGAGCACGATCTGCGGCACGCGCCAGGCGGTCAGGGTCGTGGCCACCACTGGCGCCACAACGGTGCCACCGTCGACACCCATGAACTTGAAGCTGATGACGGGCTTCTTGCCGACGCCCAGATCCATGGTCGCGGTCCCTCGAACGCCCAGCAGCTTGTGCAGCACGCCGTCGTCGTACCAGTAGACCGTGGACGACTCGAAGTTGCCGGAGATGGGCACGTAGTCGACGCGCACGGCGGGCGTAATGATTTCGGCAAAGCCGATGGAGCGGATCAGCGGCCCCCACGCCGGCGCAACCGCGTTTTGGCCCGAGCCGACCAGCTCGATGTCGAAGCCGCACTCCATGTAGCGTGCGCCCGGGAGCTCCTCGGAACCGCCCAGGTAGTCGCGGATGATGCCGCGCGCGATGTATTCAGCGTTCAGGGGATTGATGCTGAGGTTGCTGACGACGAGCGCATTTGCGGCACCGTCCGGGCCGGCGTCCTGGCCGTAAATCTCCTCCAGCTTGGCCAGAATGACCGTCTTGTTAATCAGGCGTGACACGGGTTACTCCTTATCGGTTGCGGCAACTGGCGGGCCGTTCTTGACCAGATCGCCGGTTGCGGGGTTACGGGTGTAGCTGCCACCCGTGCTCGGTTGCTTGTGCAGCACCTCGGCTTCGGGTTGTGCAGACGTCTGCACGGTGGCCGGCGTGGTCGTCGACGCCGCAGCGTCTTTCGTGTCGGTCGGGTTTTTCATGCCTTCAGGGTTCTCCCATTGGTTTGGTGTTTCACTACGAAGCGCGCCACGACGCATGCGACCGTGGTGTCGATTTGCTCGAAGTCCCAGGCCAGCGTGTCGCCGGCGAGGGGCTCGATATCCATGACGCCGTAGCCGAGATCCGATGCGGATGCGAGGTTTTCGAATGTCAGCTCGAGCACAAGGTCGGCGGCCGTTCCCGGGACGTCATCGGCCCCATCGCGCCCGTAGCACTCGATCTCGATCAACGTGTTCCAAGTGGTACGGCCGCCCAGCTGCCGTACTTCCTGCGATGCTGCGCGGCCAAGACGGACGATGATGGCCGAGTCCTTATCGCTGCTCAGCGGACGGGAGCGATTTGCATAAACGCGCCCGCCTGCCAGTGCGGCTTCCTTGAGGCGGTCGGTGATTGCGGTCACGATCGCCAGGTGCTGGGTTGTCATGCTTTCTCCAGAATCACGAGGCTCAGCCCGGCCGGAAGGTCGCTGTCCTTCTGGCGGTCAGCCACGATCCAAGCGGCGCCGTTGACGGTGATCCGGGTGTCGGCAAAGTCCACAGGGACCCGGCTGTTCGCAATCACCATCTGCGGCATCGACGCCCCCATCCCGACACCGACCGTGCCGGCCTGGTACTCGGCGTCGAAGATGACAGGGACGCCCTCGCCGTTGATCACGGCGGTGGCGTTGGCGAGGCGCTCCATCGCCAGGCGGTTCAGTCGCGCCTCGAGCTCGGCGAACACGGTCAGGCGTTGATCTTGATGCGTACGTCGGCCGCGCCAGCTGCTGCAGGCGCCGCCGCGAAGCCGGCCAACGTGTTGCCTTCGTCGACCGTGGTCAGCTGCTCCGCAGCTTGGTCCCAGTACACGAGCGCGCCCTGAGCAACGGCACCGGCCGCCTTCTGCACGGACCACACGCCCGTCACCGCAACGCTTCCCGTTTCGAGGGCTGGGATGTCGGCCAGAGCAATGCCCAGGCGAGCGCCCATCAAGACGGCCGCACCCGATACGACAGGTGTTGCACCAGCGGTAAAGTCGAGCACGTCGCCTTCACCTTGATAATTCTTCGCCATGCTAATTTCCTTCCAGAGTGAGGTGGCGCCGACTGCGCGGCGCCTGATGTGGTGATTACGCGGCGGCCGCAGCCAAGGTACGGAAGTCGAGCGCCTTTACGCCGGCATCCATGCGGACCTTGAACTGGACACCGTCAGTCGTCCAACCGTCCTGCTGCTCGAGAGTCGGCGCGGTGTTGCCGTCGAGGTACTGCACTTCGACGGTATCCTGGATGTTCTGGTCGGCGGTGCCATACCAGGTCGTCGACGAAGACGCGTCGAGGCGCGCATCGCTGATGACTTCGAAGGTGCCCTTGACGGAGTTCGGCACCGTGTTGTTCTTGACAGCTGCGCCGACCTCGAACTCGCTGTCGCGAACGACCTTGGCTGTGCCTTCGAGCGCGACAGGGACCAGCAGCTTTGCCAGGCGGATGTTCAGCGCGTTCGCGGTGCCATCGGTCTGCCTCGCCATCGCCACACGCATCGCGTCGACGCCGGCAGTGTTGATGCCCAGGCCAGGCAGCAGGTTTTTGTGGTCCGCATGGAACAGCTCCTTGCCATCGGCCATCAGCGGATTGCCGGTCAGGATCGCGTACACCAGGTCACCGATGGTGCGGATCGCGGCACGCCCCATGCGGCGTGGGATCTTGGTGAACGCGTCCAGGTCGTCGTTGATGATGGTGTGGCGGGTCAGCGAGAACATCTTGCCGTAGGTGGCCAGCTGCACGGTCTCGCCGCGTTCGCCGATACTCGCGTACTTGTATTCGCCGCCGTCCTGGATCTTGTCCAGACCAGGGAAAGTGTTCAGGTCGAGGCGCTTGCCCGGCTTGAAGTCGCCCAGGCTGCCCTGCGAGGTCCACGATTGGAAGGTCTCGTCCGCTTCTTCGTAGCCCTTCAGCATCGCCTTGTTGGCGACAGCCGACAGCAGCAACGGGAAGTCCGAGCTGGTGTGGGTGAACGCGGCCGCGACCACGTCCATCTTGCCCATGCCGCGCATGTTGACGCCGGCGTGGGCCAGGCATTCACGGGCCAGGTCCATCACCGAGAAGCCGCGGTAGTTGTTGGCGGCGTCGTCCTTGGCGATGCTCGCGCGGGCCAGCATCGAGGCTTGGGCGCCGGCGCGGAACTTGTCGCGCTCGTCTTCCAGGGTCACGATGTAGTTGCCTGCGACTGGAGCAGCGCCGCTGCCCAGGTGGGCCAGCAGCTTCTGGCTCGCCTGGTCGACGGTGCACTCCTGATCGTCCGAGCAGGTCGCCAGCAGCGCGGTCACGCCGGTCTGGTTGGTGAATTTTGCGAACGCTGCGGCGATGCCCGAACGGCGTGCCTTGTCGGCATCCAGGGCGGCCTTCGCGGCAGCCTGGGCGGCGGCCTTCTTCTCTTCTTCGGTCATGGTGTTGCTCTCCTTCGTTTGGGGTTGAGGCGCGGCCGATGCCGCCGGGGTGGTCGGCTGCGGAAGCGATGCGTACCGCGCCTTAATGGAATCCTTCATGTGGGCCATGGCCGCGACTGGCAGGCCCGTAATCACGGCGTCGACGAACTTCGCCTCGAGCGCCTGCTCGGCCGTGTACCAGTGGTCCTTGCCGTCCGTGAGCAGGGCCAGCATCTCGGCCTTGTCGGTGCCGGTCTTGGACGCATAGGTCGTCGACATCGCGTCGGCCCAGCTGTCGAGCATGTCGGCGTATTCGCGCATGGCGGTGCTGTTGCCCGAGTTCCAGCCCCAGGGAGCGTGGATCATCAGCTGTGCGTTCTCGGCCATCTCGACCGTGTCGCCAGCCATTGCGATCAGGCTGGAGATCGAAGCGGCAATGCCGTCGACCACGGTCGTGACGTGTGCCTTGTGACGCTTGAGCGCGTTATGGATGGCGATGCCGTCCGTGACTGAGCCGCCGTAGCTGTTGATACGCACGGTCATCTGCTCCACGTCGAGCGCTGCCACCTCGCGCACGAAGCTGCTGGCAGCGATGGTGTCGCCATACCAGCTCTCGCCGATGTCGCCGTAGATGAGGATCTCGGCCGCGGCCGCCGTGGCGACGCCGCCGGCGGCTGCCTGGACGCCCGCCTTGGCACGGATGGTGTACCACTGCGGCGCTTTGTTCTTGTCGTCTGTCGGTGCTGCCATCGTCAGGTCCTTGTCGATTGCTGTTCGTGTTTGAAGCCTGTAGTGTGTTTCTGATGGCGTCCCATTTCTAGGGAGAAATGGGACAGTTTTCCAAGAGGCACGGCCGAAAAAAAACCGCCTGCAGGCGGTTTTTTTGGGTGAATAGGGTCTACCAGACGGCCCACGCTTCGGGAAAGCGCAGTACGGATACTCCTGCCAGTTACGAACGGGCGACGTGGCCCGCCGAACAACCGATCGACACACCACCAAATGCCGCACTTTCAGGTGAGAAGGTGCCAGCACCGTTCCAAGTCACATAGCCATTGCAGGAGACCGACACGTCCTTCGTGTCGTCATCGGCCAGCAGATCGATAATCGAGTTTGCATTAGCCAGAATTGCTGGGCGGTCACGCGCATGGATCGGCTGTGTGGCAACGATCTCATCGACCTTCGATGCAACGGCGGCCATGGCTGCAGCTTTACTAATTGCTTTGATGTTGAACGAATAGCTCATTGTTTTTCCATTGGTAGTACTACTGGGTTGCCGCCCTCGTTCCCGGGCGGCTTGGGGTTAATGGCAGGCAGGAGACCCATGGCCTAAGCTCGGTCATTCCGTCTTTTCCGGATCAGGCTTTTCCTCCCCTGACGGAGCTCCAGCTGGAACCGCTTTGTTCTTGTTGGCGAAGTTGGAAGCGAACACCAGGCCCTTCGCCGCGCACTCGTCGCGGTGCGCCTTGATCTGCTCGAGTACATCGCGCGGGTTGGCACCGCGCTTGCGCATCACTTCCACTTCGCTCGCGAAGCCATCCTCGACCAGCGAATGCCAGGCAAGCGCCTCCTTCAGCGGGTCGATCCACGGCATCGACTGGCCGACGAACAATGCATCGTCAGCGGTCTCGGGGTCGACGTCGCGCGGGATCGGCACGGCACCGGACAGGTGCGCGGCCTGGACGAAGTCGTTCCACGTCGGCTGCACGAACTGGCCCACGAATTCGTCGCACAGGACCGCGTAATGAATCCACTGCTCGACCAGCTCCTGCCGCTGCGACGAGTACGTGCCGCTGTAGTCGCGCGCGATGCTCGAGTAGCTGCCGCCCAGGCCTGCGGCGACGGCGCGCAGCTGGCCCTGGCGGAACGTGACCAGATTCGGGTTCGGCCGGTTGGAATCGATCATGCCGATCTCTTCGCCGACCCCGAGATTGTCGATGATCATGCCCGGTGAAAAGTGCAGCTCGCGCGGCTGGCCGGCTGGGGTGCCATCTGGCCCATCAGGGAATTGTTCTGGCGCGCCTTTTTTGACGTAGGCAGTCAGCGACGCCGCCACCTTGGCCGCCACGCGCTCGCTCTCCTCGTAGTCTTTGATGTCTTCGAGCCGTGTGATCACGCTGGCGAACTCCGACACGCCGCGCATCTGGCCGATGCGGTCGACCGATGCGACGTGATGCATGCGGCTGGCTTCGATCCGCTTCAGGTCGTAGCTCCCCTTGGTCCACGACTCGCCCGGGAATTGCTTGTAGGCCCAGTAGGCGCTGGCCTTGCCCCAGGTGTTGCGCTCGATACCCTGCTGGATGCCGTGCGCGAGATCGTGGTAGTCCAGCGGGATCATGTCCGGCTCGATCAACTCGAGCGAGTACGGCACCTTCGTGCCATGGTCCAGCAGCGGCACCGCGCCGATCAGCCGCTGTGCGAAGCACTCGCCATCGCGCATCCACGTCTTGGCCACCAGGCGCTGCACCTTGCTCCAGGTGTGCCGGTGCGTGACCTCCGGCTTTTGCTGCCAGTCGCGATAGGCGTTGCGCAGCGCGGCCGCATATTCCTCGTGGATGCTTCCGTCCTTGCGCCGAGGCTGCGGCTCGATGCCGATCCCGTTCGGACCGACGACGTTGTTGACCAGGACGCGCAGGGCGCCGCGCGCGATGTCGTGGTTCTGCTCGAGGTGGCGCGCCAAGCCACGCAGGGCCACGGCGCCCTGCTGCACCTGGGCGTTCGGCGGCCGGTTGTCCTTCGCTCCCTTGCGATTGCGGGATGGCTTCGCCGCCTCGTACTGGTTCAGGAGCTGACGCGCGGCCAGGCGGCGGACGCCTGCTCCGGGAAAGAACCAGCCGACGACGCGGTCGAAGGGATTGAGATGAATCTTGGACTTTGATTCCATGCTCAGTCCCGGTTGAAACTGGCGACGGAAAAGGGCATGCCGCCGATCGAGGGACGCCCGGCCGTCCGGCCTGCCTGCTGGTTCACGCGCTGCTCCCACTCGCGGCGGCCGCTGCGGATTTCGTTCAGGTTTTCCATGCTCATCGACCGGCCCTGGAACGTGATGGACTTACCGGCCAGGACGGCCGCCTCGGCCTCAAGGTATTTAGCGAGCATTTCGGATGCTGATGTGGACATGGGACCCCCCGGTGATTTGGAGGCCCAACACTATCGTTCGGGCCGTCCCATTTCTAGGGGGAAATGGGATTTTGTGTGGCCGCTCTGGCCGCACGGCGCGGCCGCGATGACGCTGCTCAACTGCCTTTGATGATCCTGTAAAACTGCGTTCTGCCGATGCCGTACTCAGTCTGCAGCTCGATCCGGTTTCGGCCGTTGAACTTCGCGCGGATCGCCACCGAACGCGCCTCGGCATCCACGTCGTTCTTCTTGATATACACCTCCTGGCCGCCCCACTGCAGGCGCACCAGGCTGTCGACCTGCCTCTGTTTCTCGGGCGGGAATATCTCCATCCCGAGAGTCGCGCCCACCAACCCGATCAAATAGCCAACAACGTCAATGTGCTCGCTCTGCATTTATCCAAACCCTCTACTCGACCAATCATCCGATGCGAAGGGGTTTCCTCCGCTCCTGGGTGGCGGCGCCGGTGGCGCGGCCTTTTCTTGCTTCTGCTGCTGCGGCGCTTTCTCCGCAGGCTTGACCGGTTCAGGCATCGGCGCCGGCGCCGGCACGCTGAACAGGTCGCCGATCACTGGCTGCACTTCCGCTTCCAGCATGTCCCACCACTTCGCCGTCTTCTTCCCCAGCTCGAGGTGCGTCTCCAGCCAGACCGCATAGACCGTGCAGTCCCATGCTTCGACACGCTTGCGCAGCGCCGTCCAGCGCGATTCCTTTCCGTTGGCGGTAGCGCGCTCCACTCGTGCTTCGCCTGCCATTTGTGCAAACCATTCATCGCTCGCATCCTTTGAAAAGTGCATGTAGCCCGGCCCGGGCTTGGTGATCTGCAGCCGGCCGTAGATCAGGTCCTTGGCCAGGTTGGTGCCGACCTGCCAGAGGATTAGGCCTCGCTTCATGGTCTTGCCGCGCCAGTTGATCTCGACCTTCGACGCCCCATCCTTGATGTGCTTCTCGCGGCCCGACCGCCCGCGCACCGCGTAGACCTTGCGCCCCAGTGCCGCCTGCGCATGCACGAAGCTGTACACGGCCTGCGTCTTGTGGCCACCCGAGTCGATCGCCGCAGCGTAGATCTGCAGCTTCCTCCCACCCGCGTGCTCGAACTCGGTCTCCCACAGGTACTCGGCCACGTCCTGCCACACCTGGTCTTCGTCCGGGTTGCCGTAGAAAATCTTGTGCTCGATGTGCCACTTCTGGCAGCCGCGACCGTAACCCCACACCGTGATCTCGACCCGGTTGTCCTGGGTGTCGCCGCTGGCCAGCAGCCGCACGCACCCCATCGGCACGGTGCCGAACTTGTACCCATCCGCACGGTCCTTCAGCTGGTCGGCGTCGGTCTTCTCCTGCTCCAGCGCCCAGGTCTCGCCCAGCGTCGTGTTGGTGAATGCCTTGAGCTTCGTGATGTCGCCGGCCTGCGCACGCTCGTACGCGTCGATGAACTCCTCGACCAGCTTCGACCACGCGACCAGCGGGCTGTACGCGGTCCAGACGTGGAAGGCAACATGCGACAGCGCCGCGATCACGTCGCCGGCCGCGTTACGGAACACGCCTGCAGCATCGATCGTCACACTCGCATCGGCGTTCTGCCAGCGGCCCTGGTCCGCCACCGCCAGGTACTGCGCCTGGTCGATCATCGAATGGCAGTGCGGGCACACATGGCGCACGCTCTCCGGATCGTCCTTCAGCCACTTGAAGCCGGTGGTCTCGTCCTTGCCGCCCCAGGACAGCACATGGAACTCGCCGCACTCCGGGCACGGGACCGCGTACTTGACGCGCAGGTCCGCAGCCTGCGAACGCTCGTCGATCAGCGAGAACCCCGCCAACCCCGGCGTCGACCCGACCACCAGCTTCGGGAAGGTCGCACCCTCGACGCGTTTCGCCGCCAGCGTGACCGGGTCGCCCTCTTTCTCGACGTCGCGGTCGAACGCGTCCAGCTCGTCCAGCAGAGCAACGTCGACCGAGATCCGGCGGTAGGCCCGCGCAGCGGTACCGCCGCGCGTGTGCAGCAGGCAGCCCAGGAACTTCTTCTGCGCGAGCGTGTTGTCCTTGTGCCGGGAGATGTGCGCCGGCATCGCCTTGCGCATCACCTTCACGTCGCGCAGCATGGTGTCGAGTTCGGTCTTCACGAACTCGTCGCTGTCGCCGTCGGTCGGCTGCCAGAGCGCCTGGTTGCGACGCTTGTGCTCGGCGAAGTAGCCGACCGCCGCCAGCAGCATCTTCGTGTAGCCGACCCGGGCCGACTTCTTGAAGTCGATCTCGCGGATATCGTCGTTACCGATACAAGCCAGGATCGCGCGCTGGAACGGCCACGGCACCCAGTTCTGCTCGACGTACGACGATTCCTTCGACAGGTAGAAGTGCTCGCGTGCCCACTCCTCGAGCGTCATCGGCGGCGGCACGCCGAAGGTGCCCAGGCCGCGGGTCAAGGTCTTGGCCAGCTCGGGCGACTTCCAGTGCACGACCTCGTACATGTTGCTCATGCGTCGATCTCCTCGTCCTCGGCCGGAGGCGAGTCGTCGTCTTCGTCCGGCTCGCGCAGGTCGTCGAGCGACATGCCGGCGACGATGTTGCGCACGCGCGCGATCTCGCCGGCGATGGCCTTGATTTCGTCGGCGGACAGCGACGGCACACGGCGTTTCACGGCGCCGGGGATCGCCTCGAGGACGCCGGCGATTTTGCCGCCGGCTTTCGACAGCACCTCCTCGATCAGCACTACTGGTGCCAGCTCGCCACGGGTAACCGCGTTCTGCATTTCGATCCGCTCGCGCTGGGCCTTGGCCAGGCCGGCACGCTCGGTGGCCAGGTCGAGATCGCCATTGCTCGCGCGGCCGGCCGCCTGCTCGCGCAGGTGCGAACAGTACGCCTGCAGCAGCTGGTGGCCGGTCATGCTCTTTTCGAGGATGTCGCGTCCGACCAGGTTGCCGATCGCCTGCTGGCTGACACCGACGAGCGAGCCGAAGGCTGCCTGCGTCATGGGCTTGGTGAGATCAAGGTCGGACAATACAACCCCCTTAGGATGGGTCTGTGACTAGAGAAAACTCGGGGTTCGAATTACCCTTGCAGGCCCCCCTCCCGGGAGTACCTTGGAAATTTCTTGGTGGAAGAATGTTGCGTAGACTCAACGCTGGGTGGCCCGAGCCTCGGCCAAGGCGCGGGTGAACTCCGCCGGGAAGTTCATCTCGACGGCAGACTCCGCCACGTATTCGAAGTCGAAGATGGCTTGGTACTGCACGCTGCGCACGAAGATCATCACAGGCTTGAGGGCGGTACCACGCGCGAAGTGCACGCGCTGGTAGATGCCCCACGGGAGGCGATCGCCAGGCCTGCCGGCGAAGTAGGAGATGCCCTGCTTCGTCTTCGAACCACGCTCAAGGGCTGCTCGCTTCTTGTCGGTCATGTTCGCCTTGTAGCCCGCTTCCGGGAATGCTCTGAAGTACGCAAGGATCTGGACGATCTGGCCGCGATTCATGTTGCCGTATGCATCCAGCTCTGCACCGGTCCCAGGCACCACACGGTAGCCAGGTGGCAGTGCACCGACCGACCGCAGCGCACGCTCGAAACGCTTCTCGCCGCGCATGCCGCCCTTGATCTGCGCCGCCAGGTAGGTGGCCGCCGGCGAGCTGCTCTTGCCGGCAAAGTCTTTCAGCTTTACCTCAGCCGTGAGGTTGGTGGTGGTAGCCGGGCGCACGAACAGGCCCGACATCGTGAAAGGTGTAGGGCGATCGAAGATGTCGCGCATCTCCTTCACCTCGGCACCCTCGGCCACCTTGGCGACACGGGTCAGGGCGACACGCGTGGCGAACTTGACCTGCTTCTCCTCGACCAGCATGCCTGCCGTGATCTGCCTGACCGCATCGCGTACGTCAACGGCCATGGGGTTCTCCTGAGTGCAGACGTCTACACAGCCACAACTTTCGGCTGAGTTCCGTCCAACAAATTGCTTGGGGTACGACGCCGTTCGATCTAAGATGGCGCCGTGCCCTGCGAATAAAAAAGCCCGGGATGACCGGGCGAAACGAACATGAAGCGTTGTATCCCCCGCTTTCCCGCGGATCGAGATAGGACCACCACCTTTCGTCGTTGAAATTCTTGCGTGGCACGGCCTCCCAAAAAAATGCCCAGCCGGCGCAATGCCTGGCAGGGCTGGAAGCACCCGAGGGTGCGAGGGGAGACGCAGGGCCTGGACGCTGCGATGCAGGCTGTAAACGCAAAAAAGCCCGCATCAGCGGGCTTTGCTTACATTGACTGCGAGCATGGCGAAAATATATCCTCGTGGAACACTTTCGTCAACGCATTATTGACAGCAGTCAAGGATCTGTCGTTCAGCGTTGTAGGCACGCGTCGGGGTAATCTCGATCACCGTGCGCGAACCCACCACAAAGGGAGCACGCGGCACGCGGTCGAGATCAGCCACCTGGTGGGCAATCAGGCCATGCTGGGCGAAGTACGGCTCAAGGCGATCAATGGCCTGGTCCTCAAGGATTCGTAGGAGATTTTTCATCTTGTACGATGCACGGACGTACTTCATATGGCTGCCGCCGAATTGCTCAGCCAGGTCACGCGCGCTGATGTCGATCTTCTTGTGGTTGGCGAACATTCGGCCGAGCATGCAGTCAAGTGCCAATGGCTTGATGCGTGAGAAGGCCGGCGCCATCCACTTCGACAGCCCCTGAATGGCCGCGATACGCTCTGCCGAGAAAGCGAACCGGCGCACGCCATCCACATCCTCGAAGTCGGTCTTCCCGTACTTTGCCTGCAACACCCACATTTCGGCCTCGGGCAGCTTCGTCCGGATCGCCTGCGCGATCAGCGCGCACTGTGCCCGCACATCCAGCGTGCTGAGGCCTGCGAAGTTCACCGTACCCGACAACTTGCCGCGCAGCTGGTCGAGCCAGTGTCGCTGCTGCTCAGTCTCCAGGGTGGCCTGTTCCATGACCCGCAGCAGCGCCGCCCTGAACGGCGCCCCGTGCGACGCCTCCTGCCCCATCACCACGAAGGCGACATGTACCGCTTGCCCCGCGCTCTTAAAAATACTCTGCTGTTCCTGTCCCACGTTTGCCACTCCCATTCGCCCTGCCCCTTTAAGTTTCGAGACGGTTCCACCGTCCACGCATCGATTTCACTTGCCCTCGCCGTCCACTACCCTGGTCGGATTCCCTCGCTCATCCTTCAGCACCCGCCAGCCGCGCTTCGGTTTCGTCCCCACCGCGTGCCCGTTCTCGCTGGCGTAAAACACGGGCTGCCCCTTCATGCCGGCCCGTATCTGCCGGTCGATGTGATCCTTGCCGAACGCTTCCCGCATCCCGTCGATCCAAGCTGCGACGGTCGGCATTTGATCCCTCATGCTGCCCTTGCTCATACCTGGTCCTTTCTCAATTCGTCCAACCCTTGAAAGGTCAGCGGAGAGGTTGGACGGCTGGAACCCGCATGGATGCTGATCCTTCCTAACCTCCTAACCTTCCTAACCTGTTTTAAAGTTTCACCAGAAGCACCGAGCCGTTGCCGGACCCGTCGCGCACGTATACGCGGGTGTGCATGCGTACGTGCAGGTTGGCGAGGTTGGGAGGTTAGGAAACCCAATATCCATGCGGGTTCCAGCCGTCTATCCTCAAAATCGCGAGGTTGGACGGCTGGACGACGTTGGACGAAACGAGCTGCGCCCTTTGTCGACGAACGCACCTTTTCCGCCTGCGCGCATGGCGCCCACGATCCCTGGTGATTCGCCGGCACGAGGCCGCCCGAGTGTTTAGAACGGCAGATCATCATCCGCCTCCCCTGGTGCAGCCTCGACGGCCTGCGCCTTCGCTGGGCGCTCGTAGAAGTACTCGCGCGCGCCCTCCGTCTCACGGCCCTTCGTCCAGCCGAGCTTGCGCATGATGGCGCCGATACGCATGGTTTCCGCTCGCGCTGGGCCCATCTTCGACAGCTCGAAATGCAGTGCCCTGGTGAGCAGCTCACGGGCCGTCACCTTCTGGATCTTCAATGCCAGGGTGGCCTTGCCGTCGGCGTCTGTGCCCTCCAGGTACTCCCAGATCCGGCCATGCCACGGGTCCGGAATCTCGCGGCTTTCCTGCATCGGACTGATCAGGCGCACCTGCTGCTCGTACGTTGGCCACCACTGCACGCCGGCGTTCATCATCGCGATCGCTTCGCCGAACAGCTGGTCGCGGTCGGCAATCAAAGCGTCGATGTCCAGGCGGCCTGTCTCGACCGGCCAGAAGCGGCGGTTGCCCGTCGAGTCCTTGAAGTAGGCGTCCTCGTTGGTCGTGGCCGCGAAGGCGCAGCGGCGCGGCATGTTCTTCATCCGGCGGCCGTACGGCTCGCGGAAGCGGTCGACCGTGGACGACATGAACGCCTTGATCGCGGTGACCTCCGATCGGTTGAACTGCTCGAGCTCGGCCACCTCGTACAGCAGCACGCCCTGGATGCTCAAGTAGCCATCCTTCTCGCCCATGCGGAAAGGCGTGTCGGCGAACCAATCGCCGCCTAACACCTTCAGTGCCGTCGACTTGCCTCGGCCCTGCCCGCCCTCGAACACCGGGGCGTGGTCGTTCTTCACGCCTGGCCGGTAACCCCGCACCACGATCCCGATGAAGAACATCGTGGCCACCAGGCGCAGGTACTCGGAGTCGGCAGCGCCCCAGTAGGTGCTGAGCGCCGTTGCCACCCGCGGCTGGCCGTCCCACATCCCGGCACAGCGGTCGAAATACTCGACAACCGGGTTGAAGGCGTGCTCGCGGGCGGCCTGGGCGACGCCGCGCTCGATGTCACCAATCGATGCCAGCAGCAGGCTGTGCTTGCTCGCCATGTACATGCCCAGGCGGAAGTCGTCCGATTCGGTCCATTCGCCCGGTTCGCTCGGCCACGGCGTCTTGCGACGCTTCACCTGCAGGCCGGAAAACTGGTCCAGCCCGACCAGGCCGATCAGGCGCTCGTCGTTCTCCATCACCGTATACACGTTTTCGCGGCATCCCTTTACGCCACCGTTTCCGGTCTGGATCAGCATGTCCCGCAGGTTCTTCGGTGGCCGCTTGCCCGCGCTAGCAGGACGTGGGGTAGAAGCCGCATCGAACTGCGCGGCGCCTTGCTCGTCCATCCAAGCCGGCACGGCGTCATCCTGCATCGGGGCGATCAGGTCATCTTCAACTTCTACCGGCGCGGCACGGAGCTTCGTCGCCCAGGCAAAGACTTCGTCGGCACCGGCGCCGCCCTCGATCAAGTCGGCGACGTCCCATCCGTCTGGCACGGCGCCAGGTGCAGGGATGTCGACGAAGAACACGCGACAGTTCTGGCTACGAACGATCTCGGCGACTTTGTTCATGGCCACCATACCCGGCTGCTGGTGTTCGGGCATCACCTGGCCAGCATGCTCATGGCCTTCCTTGTAAACCTTTGCATCGGCATCGGGCCACAGGATGACGTCACGGTCCCGGATTTGCGACCAGTCGGCCTTACCGACGGCCTTGCCGCCACCCGGCCACGAGGCCACATCGAAGGACTCGTGCATCAACGGCAGCGCATCTGCCGCGTCGACACACTTCTCACCCTCGAGCACGAGGACGGGCAGATCCGGCCGGAATGGCCCGCGCAGATACAGCGGCCGCGGTTCCGGAAAGGCCATCCACCGCCATTCGCGCGCGCCCGTGTCCGGGTGGCGCGCGAACATGCACGGTAGGACCTCCTTGCCCTTGCCGTCGGACCGAATGAACCGATAGATCACGCCCAGGAGCTGGCCTTCGGTATCGCGGTACTCCCACAGTGCTTCGGGCTTGCCGCGCACGACGTGAGCCTTCGGGTACGGCCCGGCATCGGCCGGAACGGGCAACATCGGTGCCCAGGGCGTACGTGTTTTTTTATCGCCGGCAGGTGCTTCTACCCCTTTGCCCGCTTGCGCTGGCGCGGGGTTTAGCGAGGTTTTAGGCTTCGCCGAAATGGAAATCGGCCGTGATGGGTTGCGCAGGCCGTCCGACTTGGTCAACTGGACGCCGAGCTGCTCGGCGAGGGCTGCGCAGGCCTGTCCAGGGCGTAGGTCGTGGATATAGCCATAAAGCGAGATCAGGTCGCCACCGGCTTCGCCGTCGGCAGAAAAATCGGACCAAACCCCGGCCTTTTCGCCGGTGAGGCGAATGCGCAGGGACTGGCCAGCTTCGCCCGACCTGGAACCGATGCAGAACTCGACGCCCTGCCGCACACCTTGCGGGAACCATCCGGCGAGAAGCGTTTCAATTGAGTTGAGCGCTGCGCGCCCAACTGAAGCAAAATCGTCGAGCGTCACGCAGCTGCCTTTACCTTATGCGGCACCAGGACGTCGCCCATACGGGACGGGATCGTCTGGTAGTCAAGAGCACCTTCGCGCATCACGCGTACCCGTGGGCGGTTACGCTCGGCGAGGGGCAACATCACGGCTGCAGGTCCTACCGAGGTCGGCGCCGTGGCGAGTTCCGCCAGGTCGACCAGTTCTGCGAGCGTTGCACCGAGTTTCATGCGCCCTCCTGGCCTGCCGGCTTGCCATACACACGTATCGTCAGCGCGACCAGCTCGGACAGCGCCTTGTGCATCCGGTCGGCGTCGTCACGAAGCACCGCTTCCTCCCTGCGGTCGATCTCGTCGTCGGCCGTGGCCTGGTTGAAGTCGCTCGAGAAACGGCCCAGCTCGGCATACAGCTCGTTGAACTTCCGTAGGATGTCAACGTTCTCGACCTCGACGTCGGGCAGCTTGACGAACGTGCCGCCACTGACCGCCGCAACCGCCTCGGCAAAGTGAGTAGTGCCCGAGAACTTTTGCATCTGCAGCGCGGTTTCGACCAGCACGCCCTGCCCCTTGCGTTCGTAGATGCGGTTTTCGACCGCATCACGGCTCATGCCGAGAGCGCCTGCGATCGCGTCCCATCCCCCCGGAAAGGCTTTGATCATTGCGAGATACGATTTCTTAATGTCCACAGTGAACTCCTTTTCTTGTGGTTGCCGGTTTATTAACAGGCCCCTACTATTGCAATACGAAAACAAAATTCAACTGGGAAATTTCCTGATGGAAATTTTTTTGGCGTACGAATCCCACGGCTCGCTTGCCAACTCAGCAGTTTTGATTAGCAGGAAGCTGACGCTAACGCTAAGTCAGCGCTTCCTTGACGGGAAACCCAGCGGCGTTAGGCCCCTCGACCGCACGGGCATGTAGCGCGGTAATTGCGCGAAAGGTTTTTACCTTGCAGTCAGGTTGACCTCTCAAAATGCGATTTACCGTGGGCTGTGAAGTTCCGAGCTCCGTTGCAATACGGGGTTCGCTCCAGCCTGTCGCGCTTTTGATCTCTTTGAGAAGGGTCGAAGGGTCTTTGTCCATGCACGCAGTCTATACACGAATGGATAGGTGCGCAATACCTAAATGAATAGCGACTTGCATACAACATATACGTCTGCGTATAGTCTTCAGATGACTATCTCGAATAGACTCGACGAAGCGATGAAAGCGGCAGGCATACCGTCGCAAAACGCGCTTGCGCGTCTTTCAGGCGTGCCGCAACCGACGATTAACCGCATTCTCAAAGGGGTCGGCAAAAAAGGGCCTGAAGCTCATACCGTCCAGCCCTTGGCTGAAGCGTGCAACGTAGCGTTCCAGTGGCTGTTTGAAGGAACCGGGCCCATGAAGCGGGCATCGAAACAGGATAGCGATGAGACGCCGGCACAAATGCTCCGGATCTCGGTCGACGATAAAGACAGTGAGAAGTTTGTAGGGGTGCGGATGCTTACGCGGGTGCTCCACGCGGGCGTGGATGGTGTTGATGGTGATTTCGAATACGACGATGGCATTGCCCTAAGCCTGCCGCTAGATTGGGTACATGCCAAGCGCCTGGACCCGGCAAAACTGGTAGCGCTTAAAGTGAAGGGCCAGAGTATGTATCCAACGATGCGTGAGGGCGACGTCGTCATCGTGAACACCGGCGATCGCGAGCCTGTTGACGGCGATCTGTTCGCAGTAAACCATCACCACAAGCCAGTGGTAAAACGGTTGGAGCGTGAGAGCGGCATTTGGTACCTGGCGTCCGATAATAGACTACCGGCCTACAGCCGTCGCCCAGTCGAGGAAGATACAGAGATTGTAGGCCGCGTTGTGCGGATGCAAGTAGACTTCATTTGAGGGTTCAGATAGCTGAAATCGACCCTTACGGCGCCCCGATCGGAATCGGGCTGGTTGATTCGATGTACACCTTGGCAGGACCTGGAGACCAGCTGCTCCGGCGACTACAACCCTACTTCCCAACGGCCGGCGTCATGCTCGTGTCGATCGAGCCAAATGGCTTTCGTGCGTACGCTCCGTTTCAAACACACCGGCTCCTGGCACTGATGCAACTCGAAATCTTGGAGTTTCGCGAAATCGATCTGAACAGCCCTCCCCCCTGTAGGGATGAGCCGCCCCCGTTTTAGAAACGCTCAGCAACGTGCCAAGAGGCACTCCCCTCGGAAACCCCGCATGTCGGGGTTTTTTTTCGCCCTCAGTTCGCGAACGTCAGACGCGCACGTATAACCCACGCCACAATTTATCCATTCGCGTATTGCATCATCTATTCATTCGTGTATAGTTCCCCTATTCACTTTTGCGGGGGAAAGCATGCGCTGCTTTTATGTAACGGTCCGGACCGAAACCGAACACCTGTCTTACTACGCCATTGCGCATTCAGCGGCCCTTGCGCACGAGTCGGCAGCTGAAGCGCAAGGAGACCAGCCCTGCGGGATTACCGTGAGGCCAGCATGACCACGGCCACTCGATTACCTGCTCGGGCTACGCCGCTTGGTACTGGCGAGCTGCACTGCGCGCTGGAGGCCGCACGCGACCTAGCTGCGTTGAACGCGTTCTGCGCTTCGATGGGTTGCTCGCCGACCGACGTGTCGACCGATTGCCGTCAACTCGACCTCCCACGCGTCTTCGACCTGATGCGCGCCCGCGGCTATGACGTTTCCCAGCCAGCTCGAGCCCCTCTTCAGCCGAGGCCAGGTTTCACGGGCTGGCTGGCGCATATCCGCGTGCCTGGCGCCGAGTTCGACATCGGGTTCTACACCCCCAACGCTGCACATACCGGCAAGCCGCCAAAGAAGACACGGAAACCTAGCCTGGAGCACGCATGACTACCATTACTACTGACATCGCGGCATCGGTGCCGACCGAACAACGCATCGTCGCCGACGAGCTCGTCACCGACCAGGGCGTGTACGGGCTGTACGAACTGGCGCGCATGCGCCGCTCGCCCGACAACCGCAAGCGATTCAATGAGGCCGCGCTGCAGGAACTGGCCGCCAGCATCGAGGCGATGGGCGTCGCCCAGCCGATCCTGATCCGCCCGGTCACGCCGACAGTCGAGGCGCCGGAGGAATACGAGATCGTCGCCGGCGAGCGCCGCTACCGCGCCTCGATCATCGCAGGCCTTGCCACGATCCCGGCCCTGTGCCGCAACCTGAGCGACCTGGACGCGGCGAAGATCCGCATCCTCGAGAACCTGCAGCGCGAAGACCCTCACCCGATCGAGGAGGCGGAGGGCTACCAGCTGCTGATGCAGCAGCACGGGTATAACGCCGACCAGCTGGCCGAGGAGGTCAGCAAGAGCCGCTCGTACATCTATGGCCGGTTGAAGCTGTGCGCCTTGACCAACTTGGCGCGCGACGAATTCTTCGAAAACAAGATCTCAGCGTCGATCGCCCTGCTTATCGCTCGCATTCCTGTGAAAGCCCTGCAGGAGAAATGCGTACTGGAGATCACGGGCGGATGGCAAGGCACCATGTCTTTCCGTGCGGCCGCCAGGCACATCGAGTCGAATTACATGCTCGACCTGAAAAAGGCCGTGTTCGAGATCATCGATGCGACTCTGCTGCCGGCAGCCGGACCTTGCACTACGTGCCCGAAGCGAGCCGGCAACCAGCCGGAAGTATTTGCCGACATAAGTGCAGACGTTTGCACTGACCCATCCTGCTTCAAGGCCAAGGGCGAACGCCACGTCGAGCGTACCAAGCTGGAGGCGGAAGAAGCTGGCACTGCAGTCCTGTCAGGCGATGCTGCCAAAAAGGTCATGCCTACCTATTACAGCGACCTCAAAGGCGGATTTGTTTCCGTCGACAAGGAAGTTTGGTCAGACAAAAAGCACCGCACGTACCGCCAGATGCTTGGTACGAAACTGCCGCAGCCGACGCTACTAATAAGCCCGCACGACAATTCGCTTCATTACGTGATCCAGATGGACGTGCTGGGCCCGGCTCTCCAGGCGAAAGGGTTGCCGGTACCGGAAAAGGTCACCTCGAGCAGCGCGCGCGAGCGCGAGATGGAGGCTGCGGCCAAGCTCGAGCGCGAGTACCGGAAGCGCCTGCTGCGCGCGATGCACGATGCGTCCTTGATGATGAACCTGGTCAACGACGATCTTCGCCTGGTCGCCGTGCAGATGTTCGAGAACCTGCCATGGGGAACGATCCCGACCAAATTCCTGATCGAACTGTATGGCTGGACTGAGGCAACATTCGATTATCCACGCCGCGCGAACATCAAGGCGGCCGTCGACGCGCTCACCCCTGCCCAGTTGAACCAGTTCATTCGCGACTGTTCGCTGTGCCGGGAGCTCGAGATCAACGTCTATACCGAGTCGAAATCGAAGCCCGAGAACATGCTCGCCTTTGCAGCACGGACCAAGGTCGACGCGAAGAGGATCCGTGCTGAGGTCGACGCCGAGGCCCAGGCGAAAAAAGACAAGAAGAAGCCTGCCACGAAGAAAACGGCACAGGCTACCCCAGCCGCACCTGCAGCCCCGCAGCCCCTGCCGGCGGACTGGATCGATGTCTCGTCCATGAAGCGGCATCACCTGGTGGAATTCATTCAACAAAACGGCGGTCGGATCAACGACCTGGCCAGAGCCGTCATCGCCCGCGGCACCGACGGCCTGGCGGCCGAGTTCGTGGAGGTCGCTGAGCGACTCGGTTACGTCCCATATGGCGGCATTTGGCGCACAGCCAAGCAAGCCGAGCTGGACGCCGTGGCGGACGGGAAGGCGCCGGCAGCGGCATACGCCGGCACCTCATGGCCGTACCCGACTTCTAGCAGCTGTTTGACCGACCCTGCGGCCGCGGCATGACTGCGTTCAGCGAGGGCGCAATCAGTGGGATCGTCCGCGCCCTTATCAAGGATCGCCGCGATCTGTCGGAGAGCATCGACTTCTGGAAAAAGCGGGCCGCGAGCATCCGGCTCGGATTTGACCCGATGCCCGCGCTCGCCGGCGAGCTGCAGGAGAACACGGCCGCATTGGTCGAGCTGGCCGAGGGCCGAGCACCCTGGATCAAGCAGCACAACGACTGGCCCCTGATTTCGAACAATTTACCCACCCCGAGAATCCCGAGAGAGCTATGAACAGGACCGACATGAAAAAAATAGAAGAACAATTCGCCGGCAGCATCGCCGTATTCGTCGCTGGAGTACGCCGCTGGTCAGCGATCGTTGTAGAAGCTGTCCGGAGCATCCGCGCAGGCCTGCAGCGCACATGCCTGACCCCGGTCGACACCAGCCCTGCTCCATTCGGGAACATCATGGCCCTGCTCTCGCACCTGGTCGACTGGGACGAGAACATGCGCATCTGGCTGTGCCGCTGGCTGGCCTACCAGCTGCGCAACCCTCGCGCCAAGATGTCGACCGCGCTGATCTTCAATGGCGGCCGCCACTCCGGAAAGCGCCTTTTCCTGAAGTACGTCGTCGCACAGCTCTTCAATGACGACGCGCCCTGGATTCGCGCCGACCAGCTGCACAACGTCTTCAACGACTGGGCCAGTGACGGCGGCCTGGTCATCGTCGAAGGTCCAGTGTCACCGCGGCACCTCGCCCGAATGAAGTCATACATCACGAACAACTCCGTGACCATCGAGAGCCGCGGCCGGGAAGCGCGCACCGTCCCAAACACGCTCAACTTCATCTACCTGAGCCACGCAGCCGACTTCCTGCCACTGGACATGTGCTGCCGCCGCTTCACCGTGATTGACGTCCCGCCCGCCCGAGCGATCGAGTTCTATCACGCCGTGCTGCACGAGGTTGCCCATGGCGGCGTCGAGGCATTCCGCCACTACTTGCTGCACGGCCTGGACATGGGCAACTTCAATTCGAGCACGCCGGCGCCGACTCCGCAGATGCACGGTGGTCAGCAGGAGGCTGCGTGATGGAAAAGGTGAATACCAACGCGCCACACTACTCGTACATGATCACTCCACGCGATCAGAGTGTCGGCGGTGGGTGGAAACTCCAGCTGCTCGAAGCTGGGATAGAAGTCGGTGGCGGTGCTTTCCCGGCTACCGAAGAGGTGACTGAGGATCAGGCCTATTTCGATGCGTCCGACGAGGGGGAAGAGTGGCTGTTGTCGAAGGCTCAGGCCCACACTCTGCCTGGCGACCCTGCACCTGCGATCACGCCGAACGATCAAGCCCTGACCACGTCGACGGGCTTCCGCTGCAGCGCATGCCATGCACGGGCTGACGCCCGGCACGCCGCCGGTTGCCCGGAAGCGGGACTGGCCAGGGCAGCGACGATCGCTGCGGACATGCTGGCCGAACTGGATTCCACGAAGGTGCCGCTGGCGGTACCCGCAGCGATCGGAGTGCTGCGCTCTGCCCTGGCTGACCAGGCTGTCGAGGCGGCGGGCAGCGCAGTGCAAGCGGCTGATGATCTCGAAAAGCTGGTGCGCGAGTACGGAAACACGCCGCTGCTGGGCGACCACCGCACCCGCCGCGTCGTCATGAACGACATTCGCGCCGAGGCGCGCCGCATGTTCGCCACCCATCCCGCCAAGCCTGTCTTGCCTGCTGTGGGCGGCGCACTGGTAGCGGTAAAAGAAGAGCACCCGAGCAAGTGGTACGTCGCCTACTGCGAAGTGTCCGAGAAACTGAAAGCTGCTGACGCCTGCATCGAACGGTACAAGGCACTTGCTGCGTCTACCGAGAGCGCAGCGGCACCGGCAGACGATCAGACCCAAGCCGCGCGAGATGTGCTGGCCGAGCGCCGCCGTCAGGTCGAGCAGGAAGGCTGGACGCCTGAGAACGACGACCAGTACGACGGGGGCGAACTCTCGTTTGCTGCCGCCTGCTACGCCACCTACGGCGATTGCACCGGCCCTGAGCGAATCCCCAACGACTGGCCTTGGGATGGCGGCTGGTGGAAGCCCGCCGACGACCGCCGCAACCTCGTTAAAGCCGGCGCCCTGATCCTGGCTGAGATCGACCGCCTTGACCGCCTCAACGCCAACAAGCCGTCCGCCGCTCCGGCAACCCCTAACACCGAAGGATCAGTCAAATGAAGCACGTCATCGCAATCGCAGCAGCCGCGCTGCTGGCCCTGCCGGCAGCTGCTGCCGACCAGTGCACCGGCCTGGCCGAGTTGGCCGCAAACATCGCCGAGCACAAGGCGGCGGGCATCCCGCAGGCGGCCGTGGCGTCGCAGTTGCGCGCGCAGTACGTCAGCAACACTGAGGAGCAACGCAACAGCAATGCCATGGTCGAGCGCATGATCCCTGCCGTCTACAGGCTCGACGCGAAGCCTGAGGATGTGCGCTTGAATATCTTCCTGCGATGCAAAGCGGGCGAGTTCGACGGCGACCGGCAGGCCCGCCCAGAAAAAGGGAGTACGTGATGGCGCGCCATAACGACGAGGAGTACATCGGCACCGATCCGTTTTTCGGCGAGGAAGCCGACCTGTCCTGCCGCACGGTAGCGATCCGCACCGCGGCTAAGGAACACGTGTGCTTCAGCCTAGACGGTAAGCAAGACCACGCAATCACTAAGGGGCAGCGGCACCGATATGAGCGAGCCCTGGTCGACCGCAGCTTTTGGGGTGAATACCGAATCTGCCTCGACTGCATCGATAAGCA